CCTTCAAGGGCGGCACGCTCCTCATCCAGGCCCTTGCGGCAGGCCGCCACGTCGGCGGCAAGTTCCGCCTGTGCCGGGCCGGGCTTCATGTTCTGGAGCTGCGTTTCCATCCGGTGCAGGTCGGAATTCACCCGGTCGATGACCTTGCGCTGCTCTAAAATACGGGCGTTGATGGCAGCGGCGGCCTTCTCCGATTTCTCGGCAAGGATGTCGACGGCAAGGCCGGCCTTGTCAAGGCCCCCCGTCAGGTTGTCCTTCATCAGGAATTCGATTTCTACGGGCTTCATCGTTTACAGTTCTAAATTGCTTTGGTAAAAATTCACTATGTCGCCGGCTTCACGGGCGGCGGCTTCCGGATCCACCTCGCCGCCACCGCTTTGCGGAACCTTGGAGTCAGCTGCTGACCGGCGGACGTAACGCGGGGCATCGGACAGCATCAGGATGAGCGTCTGGTAGTTCACCTTCTCCAGGATGTACCCGACAGTCCAGCCGGTGGCGCTCGCGATGTTCCAGATAAAACCGAAGGGGCTATGGGAACCTTCAAACTCGGTCCTTAACTCCCCTTCCTTCTTTGGCTCATTCTCAACTTCATCGGGTTCGCCCGATCGATCGAGCTGATAATACTCGTAAAAGACTCGCTGCCCATCAGGCTGATGAACTTCTCCAGGGCGCCCAGCAGGAAACGGTGCTCCACGGCCTCACGCAGGAACCACGCCACGGGGCGGACAAAAAGCCGCCGGCTCACCGGACCGCGGCAGAGGGTATGGGCTACCATACGGGATATCTTGACGCCGTTCCGTGCCAGGAACTCCAGCCGCTCACGCCCGGCAAAGGCGGAAACCTCCTCGGGGGAGACGTCCATCGAGAGATACAGCCTCACGATGCATATCTGCCCGGCAAGGCGCGGGCGGCGCATGGTCACACGCCACCGCACGGGGCGTTTCATGAAAGGCAGGCGCCATTCCTTCAGGGGAAGGGAGACACCCAGGTCAAGCAATGCCTCGGATGCCTCCCTCTGCACCTTTCTCGCTTCACGCTCGTCCATGCGTTAGTCCTCCACTGCCGCGGTGTCATTGATTTCGTAAGGAGAAGAGCCGTCCTCCGGCTTGTTCACCTTCAGCTGGCATTCCAGCTTGGAAACCTCCGTCAGCGTCAGCTTCCCGCCAAGGTTCGCAAGGATGGTGCCGTTCGGAATGGACATCGTCTGCCCGGATACGAACTTGATGGTCCACGGACCGGAAAGGTTCACCAGTTCGGTCGGGGCCTTCCAGCCGGTCGGGGCATCCGCCGGCCCTACAAGCGTGCCGCCAAGCACGGCCTTGATGTTCTTATAGTCCAGCTGGATAAGGTTGAACGTGGGCGATACCTGCCCGTTCTTCTGGAGCAATGTCAGGACGGGGGCGTCGGGAACCTGCTCGGCTTCGACATCGACACTCTCGGGCTTCGTGCCGCCCCAGTCCCAGCTGCCCTTCTCGATCCAGCCGATAGTCATGGCACCGAACGTGACAACAGCGATGCCGTAGATGAAATTCTTGTTATTTTTCATACAGTCGTCTCTTTATTAAAACGGTTAATACTATGCCGGATGCCATACCGGCGATAAAGGCAATGAGGGCGATTTTAACGGGGTTAAAACGCTGTTTGAACTCCGTTTCGGAAACTTCCGAAACACTCACGGTATCGCCCCGGATACGTGTCAGTTCCTCCTCATACCAGAGGACCAGACGCTGGAGACTGTCACAGGTGGAAGTCACCACCAACGTGTCGCCCCTGGACGTCACATCTACGCCAGCCTGCCCGTTTTTACCATGATAGGAGGCACCGGCAGGAAGCGCCAGCAGGTCAGGAACCGGAATTTTCAACGTCAGCGCCGATGCCGGGAGGCCCGCCATCACCAGCCCCCGACGCCCGGACCTTGCGCTGTCCACGCCTGACGCGGTTTTCACCGTCGTCAAGCTCCGGGTCTGTTTTCGGGAGCTCGCGCAGCTCATGAAGGACAGGACAGTCAGCACGGTGAAGGCAATCATTGGCACCGTCAATAGCCTTGCGCAAACGCGCCATCTCTCTTCGTGTCGCACTAAGTTCTTTTTTTAAGGGTTCTACAATATTCTCGATCAGGATACGCGTGGCGTGCTCCGTGTTGTCTATCCGCACGGTCTCCGCGTCGGCTTTCGCCTTTTCCGCTTCCGCCTTCGCCTTCCTGACCGTGGGGCCCAACGTTACAAGGGCCGTCAGAGCGGCCAGAAGGCCGCCGCCAAATATCCAGTTCAAGAGTACGCTCGTGTCCATGATCACTTTTTTATGATTGTCTGATACCTATTGAAACAAGCCATTTCTGCACGTCAAAACTGGGGCAGGCTTTCGCCGCCAGTTCGTTATGACCCACGATACGGACATCTGGAAAACGGCGGTGGAAGTCTTTCACGTACTTCTCAAGCGCACGCTTCTGGCACGCCGTACGCGTGTCCTTCGGGGTCTTGCCGTCTTTGGCTACACCGCCGGCATACACGATATGACGGCTGACGGAATTATAGCCGGCCACGCCGTTGGTGATTTCCCAGGGGTCCACGTTCGCGTCCTCGTTGTTGTCCACCAGGCGCTCCACGCCGCCATTCAGATGAAACAGGTCAGTATACCCGACCTGTTTCCAGCCGCGGCCGCCCTTGGATACCGGGTTCGTGTGCCAGGCGCGAATCTCTGCGCCACTGACTTCACGCCCTTCAGGCGTAGCCGTGCAATGGATGACCAGATACTTCAGCCTGCCCATCACGCACCGCCTTCCTCGTCATCAGCGGCCACCTGGGACAACGCTATTTCAACCTTCTTTCCCGGATCAGCGTCCAGGCTTACCACAAGCGTACCGGATACTGCTTTGCCGCTACTGTTCACCTCGGCGGTAATTTTCAGCCCGTCATCGGTACCGACCGCCGTAAAACCGGCAGGGACGGATGTCACACTATAATCACCGGATGCAGTGACTGTCACATACTTGCTCTCACCTGCGGCCTTGAACGAAAGGGCGGAAGGGTCGGCTGAAATGTTATGTTCCACCGCCTTGAACACCGGGTCGGTACGGGTGTCAAGCACCACAAACTCCTCACCGAAGGCGATTTCCGTGTCGGCCTTCATAAGCAGCTTGAAGAAGTACAGCTCGCTGGAGTTCATCCACTTGTCAATCTGGATCACCTCCTCGTCGTCCTGGAGGTTCACACCGGCGAAAAGGTTGCCGTCGGCGCTCATCGAGCAGAGCGTGGCCACGATAAGGTCGTCAGGCCAGGAGTTCAGCGTCTCGATGGTGATACCCTTGTAGCGCTTCTTGTTGATGTCCGTCTCGCTCGTATTCTTGTACTCGCGTTCGGTCAGTTCGTCATCGTACTTGTCAAAGTCATCGATGCTCATCAGGATACGCAGGTTCGGGTTCTCGCGCAGGGCTTTCGGAATAGCCTTGCGGACAGCCTTCAACTTGCCGATCATGGAAGTATCGGCAGGAGCCGGGACCACTATCACGTCCGAGTCCTTGGCAGCCTGTGTCAGGATACCGTTAAAAAGGTGGTCGTCATCACTCCCGAACTCGCCGTTGATGTAATGCCAGCCCAACTCGAATTTCACGCTCTTGCTGAGTTCGTCAAGCAGCGTGTTCTGGGCTTCGGGAGGAAGTTCGGCAAACACAAGGTTGCCTTTCGGCTGCCACTTGCGCCAGATATGCTCGAAAGCGCGGGGGTTGAAAGTGGTGAACGCCATGAAATCCTCCGGATCCAAAGATTTCTCCGAGTAATTGAAGTTACCCTTCGAATCCTCCAGGCCCGGGTTCTCCTTGCGTTTCTGGAGCATCTTGCCGGTCTTGATACGCGGCAGGCTGATTTTCTTCTCGACGCCGGGGATCACCATGATCAGGCCTTTTTCCACAAGGTCGTTCCCGGTACAGGCGAGTACCAGGATCTTCTCCAGTACCTCACCGTTGTAGTTGGTGTTTCTTACTACTATTGCCATAGCAAATATTTTTATTAATGTTTCAACTTGTCCTTAATCTCGGTCATGCGCTTGTTCCAGGGACTTTCATTTGTCGGGTTCACACGCAGGTCGGTCATGACTTTACGTTTCGGGGAGAGTTTCTCCAGCGCCTTTTCCCCGTTTTCACGGTCCTTGGACAAAAGGTTCTCATAGATGGGGCGGGTGGTGGCGTCGATACGCCCGTCATTCTCCGCGTCATCAAGCAGTTTCTTACGGGCGGCGGCTTCATCCGCATCCGCCTTGTCCCGGAACTCCTTCAGCTCACCCTTCAGGCGGGTGACTTCGGCATCAAGGCCCGGAACTTTCCCGGCTTCCGTTTCCAGAAGCCCGACTTCACGGAGAAAATCGTCATCTGTCACGCAGTTCTTGAACCGCGGACGTTTCTTCAGTTCGTCTAAATTCATGTTACTCTTGTTTTGTGGCTTGTGCAGCCGGTTATTGAATATTTGGAATACCTGTTCAGGGGTACTGTCCTCCGGAAGGGGGGCGGCATCATAGATACCGTCAATAAGGCCAAGCGCCAGCGCTTCATCGGCACGCAGCCAGTGGTCCTTGCCGTCGAAATACAACGAGCGGATTTCCTCCTTGTCCTTTCCCATGCGGGCGGCATACATCTCGCAAAGGGTGTCCTCCAGCGATTCGATCTCGCGGATGCACCCCCGCATTTCCTCCTTGTTGCCGTAACAGCCTCCCTGGACACTGTGGAGCATCAGACGGGCATAACGGCTCATCTGCACCGGCTTGCCGCAAAGGGCAATGACGGAGGCCATGCTGGCAGCGATGCCGTCCACGTAAATGGTGATGTCAGCCTTGCTGTTTTTCAGGGCGTTGAAAATGGCGATGCCCGCATACACCTCGCCGCCGTTGCTGTTGATACGAACGTCAATCCTGCCGGACAAGGCCTCGGCCTCCAGAAGCTCGCGGGCGATATCCCCGCTGCGCACATTGCCGTCATAATCACCGATGTCACCGTAAAGGAGGATACAACAGGCGTCTTCCCCGGGTATGATGTTGAAAAACTTTTTCATGCTTATATAGTCTTTTAGGCGGGTGTTCCCCGCGAAGTTCACGGTGCGAAATTAGGGGGATTAAAGCCGTTTTTCAAACCGCATATTCATCACACTCAGTTTAAAACGCTGTCATGAAGTTTTAAAGTGTCATCATGCGGCACGCGTTTTTTTCCGCCCCTTTTCCTTATCAATTTTGCACGTAAAAAAGGAGGAAATATGACCGAACTAAGCATGCAGCAAAAAAGGGAATGGGCGAAGACGCTCTACCTGAAAGAGAACCTCACGCAGCAGGAGATAGCCGAACGCGTGGGGGTGTCACGCATCACGGTGAACAACTGGATAGGCAAGAACGGATGGGAGATGCTCAAGACATCCATCACCATCACACGCGAGGAACAACTGAAAAGCCTGTACCGCCAGCTGGCCGAGCTCAACAACGCCATCATGGCCAGACCGGCGGGGGAACGCTTCCCGAACACAGCCGAAGCCGACACCATATCCAAACTGTCGAACGCCATCAAGAAGATGGAGACGGAAGTCGGGCTCTCGGACATCATATCCGTATTCTCCGACCTGCTTAAATGGCTGCGCGCGTCCGACCCCACGCAGGCGAAAGAAGTGACGCCGCTGCTTGACGCGTTCGTAAAATCAAAAGTCTCATAACCATGGCAAAGAAAAGACTTACACCGCAGGACCGCACGGCACTTGTCGAATGGGAGGAACTGATCGCATCCATACGCGAGAATTCGGACATCAACCCCTCGGACACGGAAGCGGAAATACGCGCACGCAGGGAAAGGCTCGAAAAGGATGACGAGGAGTGGTTCCGGTATTACTTCGCCATGTACTATTCATGCGAGGCGGCGGACTTCCACAAGAAAGCCACCAGAAGGTTGGCAAGGAACAACCGGTGGTACGAGGTACGCGCATGGTCGCGGGAGCTGGCGAAGTCCGCACGGTCCATGATGGAAATCTCAAAACTGGCAATTACAGGAAAAGTACGCAACGTACTGCTGATCTCCAACTCGCAGGACAACGCCCAAAGGCTCCTGCTTCCTTTCATGGCCAACTTCGAGGAAAACCAGAGAATCATCCAGGACTACGGGATGCAGAAGAAACCCGGATATTGGGAAACAGGGGAATTTACCATCATGGCGGGATGTTCTTTCCGGGCCATCGGGGCCGGGCAGTCACCGCGCGGTACCCGTAACAAGAACTTCCGGCCGGACTTCATCCTGGTGGACGATATCGATACCGACGAGGAATGCCGGAACCCGGAACGTATCAAGATAAAATGGAAATGGCTGGAGGAAGCCCTGATACCGACCATGTCCGTATCGGGAAACTACCGCATACTCTTCAACGGGAACATCATCGCAGCGGACTGCTGCATAAAAAGGGCCATTGAAAAGGCCACGGAACTGAAGGAAAAGGGCATCGGGCACGTGGACATCATCAACATACGCGACAGGAACGGGGTCTCTGTGTGGCCGCAGAAAAACTCGGAAGAGGATATAGACCTCTTCCTCTCACTGGTCAGCGCGGCGGCACGGCAGAAGGAATTCTTCAACAACCCGGTAGCCGAGGGAGAGATATTCAAGGACATCATCTACGGAAAAGTGCCGGCGCTCTCGAAATTCAAGTTTCTGGTCATCTACGGTGACCCCGCACCCGGCGAGAACAAGACGAAGAAGAGCTCCACGAAGGCGGTGTTCCTGCTCGGCAAACTGGCCGGAAAGCTCTACGTCATCAAGGGGTTCCTCGGAAGGGAGACAAACGCCACGTTTATCGAATGGTACATCAGACTGCTGGAATTCGTGAACGGGAAAACGAACGTGTACTGCTACATGGAGAACAACAAGTTGCAGGACCCTTTTTTTCAGCAGGTGTTCCAGCCCATCATCAGGCGCATACGCCGGCAAAGGAAGATATCCCTCTACATCCAGGGGGACGAGGAGAAGAAAACGGACAAGGCCACACGTATCGAGACGAACCTGGAACCCCTCAACAGCGAAGGGAACCTCATCTTCAACGAGGCGGAAAAGGACAACCCGCACATGAAGCTGCTCACCGACCAGTTCAGCCTCTTCAACCTCATGCTGACGTATCCGGCCGACGGGCCCGACTGCGTGGAGGGGGGAAACCGCATCATAGACCGCAAGGCGCACCAGACCGAAAAGCCGGCCGTCATCTCCACAAGGAAGATGCGGGCGCACAACAAGTACAGACTGTAAACTTTAATACTTTACCAAATGAGCAAATTTATAGAACTTTCAGATTACGACGCGAGCATGCACCGGGACATACTGGAGGCCACCACGAGGAAGGACGACGCCATCGTGGAGATATGCGAGGACCGCGCCATCGAAGAGATGCGGTGTTACCTCTCCAAGCGCTATGACTGTGACAGGATATTCACCCAGACCGGAGACGGACGGAGCCAGCTCGTACTGATGATGGCCATAGACATAGCCATCTACCACATCGTCAGCATACACAACCCGCAGAACATAAGGGGAATCCGCAAGGAACGCTACGAGAGGGCCGTCGAATGGCTCAAGGCGGTAGCGGCCAAGGAGATATCCGTGGACGGGCTGCCACTGCTGCCCGAAAAGACAAGGGCGGCAAAATCAAATTTCCTTATCAAAAGCAACCGTAAACGTGTAAACCACTGGTAACATGAGCAAAAGACAGAAAAGGGCCGGAAAGATAACCAAAAGCGGAAACCTGCCGAGGCCCGGGCAGAAAGGACCCGCAACCATCATACTGACACAGCCCAAACGCTTCGGCATAGACATAGCGGACTATATGCTGGCCATACGGGCCTTCGAGAACGTGGATTACTCCAGAAGGTTCAGATTATACGACCTGTATGAGGACATTCTCATGGACACGCACCTGACAAGTGTCATCGAGAAACGGAAAAACGCCGTGCTCTCCTCCGTCATCGAGTTCAGACGTAACGGAAAGCCGGACAAGGCGGTAAACGAACAGATACGCTCCCCGTGGTTCCGGCGCCTCATAGGCGACATCCTGGACGCGAAATTCTGGGGGTTCACGCTCGTGCAGTTCTACCGCAAAGGGGAATGGGTAAACTACGACCGGATACCGCGCAAGCATGTGGATCCGGTGCGCAGGCTCATACTGCGCCACCAGACGGACACCACCGGAACATCCTGGGACGAATACCCCGACCTGCTCTTCATCGGGGAACCTGAAGAGCTCGGAATGCTCGCAAAGGCGGCCGTATGGGTGATATACAAGCGGAACGACGTGGCGGACTGGGCGCAGTTCGCGGAAGTGTTCGGCGCACCTATCCGGGAATACACATATCCCACGGATGACGACGAGGCACGGCAGAGGGCGCTGGCGGATGCGGAAAGTACCGGAAGCATGTCGGTATTCGTGCACGCCCAGGAAACAATGATGGAACTCAGGGAAGCGGCGAACAAGACCGGAAGCTCCGACCTGTATGACAAGCTCTGCGAACGGTGCAACAGCGAGATATCGAAACTGTTCCTCGGGAACACGCTCACCACCGAGGCATCGGACAAGGGAACACAGGCACTCGGAACCGTCCACAAGGACGTGGAGGAGAAGGTCACGCTGGCGGATCGGCAGGACATCCTGGACGTGCTCAACTACAACATGACCGACATATTCGCCATGCTCGGGATAGACACCACCGGCGGCGAGTTCTGCTACCCGGAAAAGAAAGTCATCGAACCGGAGAAGAAGATGAGCATCCTCACCCAGCTGCGTACGAACTTCGGCCTGCCGGTGGGAGACGATTATCTGTACGAGGAATTCGGGATCGAGAAGCCGGCAGACTACAACGAACTGAAAAAACGGCAGGAAGCCGGAGCGGCCGGAATACAGAAGGCGAAAGAGAAAGCGGCAACCACCGGGGAACGGGAGGATGAAGAGGAGGAGATACCGGAAACCGGCAAAGAAGCTCCCAAAGAGAAGAAAAACGCCCTTAAAAACGCGTATAACTGGCTGAAACGTTTTTTCGCGAAAGCCCCGGGGAAAGACGGGGCAGCTTTAGAGTGGTGATGAACGACCTCTACCGGTTGGAAAACAAGCAGGTGGAGAACGTGTTCTCTTTTGATGAGGAGGTATTGAAGAAAGCCCTGAAGAACATATACGGCAAGGAGTTCCATCCCATGACCGACATCGAGGAGAACCTGTTCGAGGCCACGTGGAAAACGATGAACAACGCCACCGACAAGGGGTTCGGGACACGGAAAGCCGATGATCCGGATTATGACTTCTACCGCGAAATACGTGCGAACAACGCCGTATTTGCCGCGTTCAAGGTACACCGGGCACAAAATGACATGGCGGCGCTGCTGCTGGACGAAAACGGCAATTTAAGGCCGTTTGAACAGTGGCTGAAACTTGTCATGCCCATAGCGAACCACCAGATGGTCCACTGGCTGCGTACCGAATACGACACGGCAGTCATACGGGCGCATCAGGCGGCCGACTGGAGACAGTTCGAGCGGGAGAAGGATATCCTGCCGAACCTCAAATGGATGCCCTCGACATCCGTACACCCGGGAGCGGACCACCGCGTGTTCTGGGGAACCATACGCCCCGTCGATGATCCGTTCTGGAACGAACACAGGCCGGGGGACCGGTGGAACTGCAAGTGTACGCTCTCCTCAACGGATGAAGCGCCGACAGCGGTACCGGGAAGCGGGCCGGACAACAAACCGCAACCCGGACTGGAAAACAACCCGGGAAAGGACGCAAAACTTTTCTCGGACAAGCATCCATATCAAAAGGATGCGCACCGGGGAGCAAAGAAGACAGTGGACAAACTGACACTGCGTATCAAGGAAATGATAGCGGAAATGCCGGACAACCTGACACTGGAAGAGAAAGAAGCCATAGCCAGACACAACCTGCAAATGGAAAAAACACTTGGAATCACCAAAGGGAAACCCATGACAGTAGAGGAAGCGGACAAACAGAACGCCAACCCGAAGCATAAGGAACAATTCATCCCGGACCCTCAAGGATTATACCAGGACAAACAGGGAAACAAATTCTCAAAGAATCCGGATTTCAAACCTGCCGACAGACAATATGGAATCAACTGCCAGACTTGTGCGCCAGCCTATGCCTTAAGATTAAAAGGGTTTGACATTACAGCAAAGGGTAACACGCCAGGATCCAAACTGGACTATCTGAGCAGGGGGACAAACGCGTGGGAAGTGTGGAAAAACATAGATGGCACACAAGCAAAACACACGAGCATCACCGGCTGGATGGCATCAAAACAATATATGAAAATGACTCCTAAACGGTATCGGGAATTTTTTGAAGAAACCTGCAAGGATGAGGGAGTTTACGAGCTGAGTATAGGATGGAAATCCGGAGGGGGACATGCAACGATCTTACAACGGTTTAACGATGGAGAATTGCGTTACATCGAACCGCAGCATGACAATTCCAAAGGTTCCGTCAATGAATGGAAAGATGTAAGATACTTGTGCGAAAGTGGACAGGCGAATCCGCATTATTGCAGGGGAATAATGAGAATAGACAACAAGCTATTCAACACCGACTTCATCGAAATCTTTGATAAGTAGGTTGATGAGATCAAGGGCTTCAAAATCGGAGTATGTCATGACCTGACCGTCACCATACCGGAAAACAAACGGGAAGCCGGTCGTTACATCTTCAGGGAACTTGTACAAAAAATAGTCCGCCCCTTCATGATTACCAAGGTAATCGAAGGAATCGCCGTACTGTTCTATGAGCCACCGGGCCTCGTTCTTTACTTGTTCGGGTATATTCATAACGCAAAAAGGCACATAAAACGCCTTGTCTGCAAAAGTATAAAATTATTTTTTAAATCAGTCATTTATGGACATAAAAGAATATTCAAAGCTGATAAAAGCCAAGCGCAAAGAGTTGGATGACCTGATGAAACGGAAGATGCCGGTCATCGCCGGACGAATGGCAAAGGACCATTTCCAGGACAACTTCCGCCGGGAAGGTTTCGTAAACGGAGGGCTACACCCGTGGCCGAAAGCGAAAAGGCTGTCCTCAGGGCGGACCGATGCGGCCGGACAGTACGGGACATTACTCTCAGGAAGGAACCACCTCTTCAGCTCCGTCAAGTACGTGCCGGCGGACTACCGCGTGAGAGTGGCAGACGACCTCATGTACGCACCCCTCCACAACTGGGGAGGAGAAGTGCATCCGACCGTTACGCCGCAAATGCGGCGCTTTGCATGGGCGAAGTATTACCAAGCTTCAGGCAAGGCTAAAAAAGCCGCTACGGGCAAAAAAAAAGGCAAAAAGAAGGGTTCTGCCGCAAGTAACGAACCGCAGGAGAACCCGGAGGCGCTGAAATGGAAAAGACTGGCGCTCACCAAAAAGAAAAAACTCCGGATCCGAATACCGCAACGGCAGTTCATCGGAGAAAGCAAAGAACTGTCCGACAGGATAACGAAAAAAACAGAAAATGAAATCAGAAACATTTTAAACTTATAAGGATATGGAAGAAATATTCATCGCGATCATGGAACGCATCGCCGGAATGATGCCGGAACTCTCCTGCATAGACGAGGATTACGGGCAACTTGAAGCGGGGGCGGAAGAGGACCACTACCCGGTCACGTTCCCCTGTGTGCTGATCGGAAATACCGAATCGGACTGGAACGACCTCGGATACGGAGTACAGAAAAGCGAGTCACTCATTACCATACGCCTGGCCGTCGACTGTTACGATGACACCCACTACACCTCCGGAACCTATCAAAAAGCAAAAGAACGTCTGCTGAAGGCGAAGGAACTGTACAGGATACTCCAGGGTTTCCAGTGTTCGGAAGAAGCCAGCCCGCTGGTCAGGGTGAAAAACCGGGACTATTCCATGCCCGGAAATATCAAGGTGTACGAGACGGTTTACTCCTTCACGCTGCATGACGAGTCGGCCATGCAGGAAGGCGCGGCAAGGTTTATTCTCCCGTAAAGAGCGAGAGCTGGACGGCTGTCAGGCGGGGCTTCTTCACTTTCGGGACGGGCTTCACCTCCAGGTCCTTCAGCTCCCGGCACTTGCGCCGGATAATGGACATGATCCGCTCCTCGGAAATGAAAAACTCCTGGCGGGACAACACTTTCAGGGCATCATCAAAACGTAGGCGCTGCACCTCCGTCCAGTAATAGTAACGGCGGCACAGGGCTTCATCACGGAGTTCTATCAGGTTTTTGTCTCGTCCTTTGGCCATAAGTTCAGGTATATGCTGCAAAATTAGGCATTTAACCGGTCATTATA